ACGCTTAACTACATGAAGAACAACGCCAGTCCATCTGGTATCGTTTCATTACCTAATATGTCTAGAGAGACGTTTAATCAATTCGCTGCACAGTGGCGTGAGGGTTACGAGGGGCCAGAGAACGCCGGTAAGACCGCATTCATTCGTGGTGGCGAGGCTGAGTTCAAAGCTGTGGGCGCAACACTTAAAGACGTAGATCAGAAGATCACTAGAGATATGGCCAAAGAAGATGTGCTTATGATGTTTGATATGCCTAAGGGCTTACTTGGTGCCTCCGGCGAAAAGGGTATGGGTAGATCTGAAACTGAAGCTCTAGAGTATATATTCGCTAAGTATAAGGTAGACCCATCAATGGATCGTCTAGATGAAGCCTATGAGTTTATATTAAAAGACATGGGAGTCGCTGACTCTACTAGCGAAATAACCCACATATCTCCGATCCCAGAAGATAAGGTACACATTTTAAACAGCAACGATAAAGGTGTCGGTCGATGGATCACACCAAACGAAGCACGACAGTCTCAGGGGCTTCCACCTATACCTGGCGGAAATGAACTAAGGTCTGAAGATGCTGCACCTGTAGCAACTGGTAAAACAATATCAAAGAAGATCGTACTTAAAAAGGTATCAAAATCAGATATGGAAAAGAAACTAAACCAAGATCGGGAGAACTTCAGAACTAAACTAGTAGAGACTAACGATGTCTATTCTAAGAAAATGAAAGCAACGATGTCTAGGTTTGCAGCAGATCAAGAAGATCTATTTATTAGCAAGATCAAAGCAAGCGTTAAAGCCTACGATGAGTGGATGTTTAATATCAAAGAAGAATCAGTTATACTAGCCGACTTACTTACACCGATTGTTATAGACCTAATAGAAGCGCAAGGCGAAGATGTTGCTAACTTTATTACCGGCGAACTTCTAACTGTATCTCCAGAGATGCGAAAGACTGTTGAACAGCATATCCTACAAATATCTGGTGTATATAACCAAGATACTATTAAGGCATTAGAAAAGACGCTCTCAGAGGGTCAGACAGCCGGTGAGAGTCTAGTTAAACTAAAGAAGCGTGTCGAATCTGTTTATAGTGAAGCAAAAGGTTACAGGGCCGAGAGAATAGCTAGAACTGAATCACTTAAAGCCTCTAATATGACAGCTGAAGAAGTCTATAAGCAGAATGGCTACAACACTGTTGAATGGTTTGTTAACCCCGGTGCTTGTGAGTTCTGTGCTACTTACGCCGGTAGATCAAAAGAGATAGGCTCAAGTTTTACTAGTATAGGCGATGTTGTATCAGGTGTTGATGGTGGGCAGATGAGAATTGAATACTCAGATATAGACGTACCTCCTTTACATCCCAATTGTACCTGCACATTAGTACCAGGAGAGAGTTAATGGCTGATTTACTAGAACGAATACTAGATCTTGATGAAAGAATTGAGAAGTTAAAAGCTCAACCTACAAAAGCATTCATAGCTAGAGGTACATGGTCTCCGGCTATTTACTACATGCCTGGTGATCTAGTTGCTTATGACGGTAAGTCTTATCTTTGTGTTACTCGATCTAAAGGTTTACCATCTGATGAAAAAGACTATGTTCTATTCGCTGACAAAGGTATACAAGGTGAACAGGGTATTCAAGGTGAGCAAGGCTTAAAGGGTGATGATGCTGACCCTGTAGAGGTCGCTGAAGAGATTAAAAAAGATATTGAGTACATATCTAAGATTAAAGGCGAAAAAGGCGATAAGGGTGATCGTGGGCCTAAAGGCGACAAAGGAGATCCAGGTAAAGACGGTAAGCAAGGGCCAAAGGGTGACAAAGGCGAAAAAGGTGATGATGGTTTATCTGCTTATGAAGTCTGGAAGAAAAAAGGTAACAAAGGATCTGAACAGGACTTTCTTAATTCATTACAGGGTGCTTCTTATGTAGCTGGTGCCGGATCACGAGTACCTAATGGCGGTACAACAGGCCAAGTCCTTAAAAAAGCATCTAATGCTAACCAAGATCTAGTCTGGGGTTCAGGCGGAGGTGGTAGTGGTGTTGTTGAATCCATAGTAGCTGGTAATAATATAGATGTAGATGCTACTGATCCAGCTAATCCTATAGTAGCAGTAGAGACTCTAACCCTTGCAGATATATCAGACATAACAGCTAGTGCTACAGAGGTAAATTACACTGATGGTGTAACTTCAGCTATTCAAACACAATTAGACTCTAAACTTGCATCAAGCGCATATGACGATGCAACAGCAGCCGAAACAAATACCGGAACTTCAACTACTAAATACGTCTCTCCAGATGGTCTAGCAGGTTCATACGCTGGTACTAAACCTGTAAGTGTGTATGCAATAGACGCAACTACTACAGTCACAACAGGTGACGGCAAGGCTTATCTGAGAATACCTACCACATTAAACGGCATGAACTTAATAAGCTGCTCAATGGCTGTTATCACAACTTCATCTTCAGGACTTCCAACAGTACAGCTTGCTAGAGGCAGACAATCTACCCCGACTTCTGCCCACACTTTCGCAGACATGCTTACTACCAAGTTAACAATAGATGCTACTGAATACGACTCTAAAGACGCTACAACAGCCGCAGTTATAGATACAGGAAATGATGACGTACTGACTGGCGACCTTATTCGTATAGATGTCGATGTAGCCGGAACTGGTACTAAAGGACTAATAGTAACAATGGCGTTCCAACTGCCGTAAGGAGTAAATATGTTTGACGAAATACCTAAAGTAGAATTTACCGTAACAGAAAATGGTAAAACAGTTTACCGAGATGCTATTATCTTTGATTCAATGGCTGAACTTCGTGATACCTCACAAGCTGAACGTGAAGCAATGTTTCAAGAGCGATATGATAACTGGAAAGCAGTTGTAGAAGCTCCTATAGACCAAGAGGAAACTGAACCTGTAGAGGAGGCTTAACGTGGCTAACCGCTATTGGGTTGGTGGTACTGGCGATTGGAATGCAACTGCTGGTTCAAAGTGGTCTACTACTTCAGGTGGTGCTGGCGGTTCAGCAGCACCTACTGCTGCTGATGATGTATATATTGACTTAGGCTCAGGCTCAGTTACCGTTACTGTACCAGCCTCTACAACTGTCGTATGTCGTTCCCTAAACTTTGTAGACGGCACAGGTGGAGCATTCACAGGTACATTCGTTATGGCTGCCACAACCTCAATAATTACTATCGGTGATGGTACGGCTGGAGCTGGTAACAATGCCTTAAAGATAGCTTCTGGAATGACCTGGACAAATACTGCTGTAGGTACGATAAACTTCATCTCAACTTCGGCTACTCAGCAGACTATTACCACTGCTGGTAAAACTATGCCGAGTATGGTCATCAACGGTGTTGGCTCAAGCTATGTTTTAGGCGATGCTTTAACACAAGTGATAACTGGCACATCGACTGTATTTATACTACAAGCTGGTACGTTTGATACAGCTAACTACACCTGTACTTTCTTAATATTCAATACTACTGGTGCTGCCGCTAAAACACTTACACTTGGTTCATCGCTTCTTAATATTTACAGAAATGCTAGTGCGATGGACTTTAGTGGTACTCTACCGACCATCACTGCCAACACAGCAAGTTTTGTTTTTAAAGCTAATGCAACAATGAACCCAGCCGGTTTGAACATGAATGGTGCTTCACTTACATTCGAGTCTGTTGGTGGTACGTTTAATCATCAAAATGGAGGTACATGGGCTAATCTTACAGTAGTGAGTGGAATAATCTTCTACCTTCAAAATGCAGGGGTAACAGTTACAGGTACTTTTACTGCCAATGGAGCAGCAGCAAACAACCGCCTATTGATTGCCTCAATTGCTCGTGGCGCATCAAAAACTATTACTGCTGCTACCGTTACAGTTACAAATGCTGACTTCATGGACATTGATGGCGCAGGAGCAGGCGATTGGGATTTATCAGCAATTACAGGGTTATCGGGCGATTGTGGTGGTAACTCAGGTATTACATTTACTACACCTGTAACTCAAACAGCCACAGGCACAAGCTCGTTTACTTGGTCAACTCATGGCTGGACTACTCGTGTACCGCTACCTCAAGATGATGTTGTTATACCTAACGCTTTTGTAGCAGGGCGGACTATCACTGCTGATAGACCGCGCATGGGTAAAAATATAACCTGCACTTGTACTGGTAGCCCAAATTTCCTTTTTAGTGCCGTCAACGAGATTTACGGCAGCCTAACTATGGCGAGCGGCATGACGGCTACCAGGACTGAAACGCTTACCTTTGCTGGTCGTGGTACATATACAATCACATCAAATGGTGTAACCTTCGCTAATGCGATCGCCTTTAACGCACCTACAGGAACATATACACTACAAGATGACTTTACAACTACTAACACTTTAACATTAACAAGCGGTACACTCGACACAAACAATCACACTGTAACCTCTACGACATTTGCTGCAACAGGTGCAGTTACTCGTGCTTTAACCCTCGGGACATCAACCTATAATCTAACTGGATTATCAAGCACAATTTGGAACGCAGTGGCTACAGGATTAACGCTAAGTGCATCATCTAGCACGATTATTATAAGCACAGCTTCGGCAGCAGCTCGTGGGTTCACTAGCGGTGGACAAGTATATGGGACTATTACATATACAGTTGCCAACTCTACAGGGGCGCTCACTGTAGCTGGCTCAAGCACTTATGGCACAATTAATCTTGCGCCTAGTAGAGCATTAATACCAAACGCTACTGGTAACTATACGATCACAGGTTCAATTACTGGTTCGGGTTCGCCTACAAGCTATATATACATGGGGGGGGACAGTTACGGAGCTTCCATACCTGACTCGGCTGCAACAAGTATTGCCAATGATATAGACATAAGACTTCGTGTTGCTTTAGACGACGTTGATTTAGTTGGTGGTAAACGTATTGCTGGCAAGTATGGTGCTGCTGGTCAGAGGTCGTGGCGTATCTTTATATTAAGTGGCTTCATGGTGTTTGAAACATCAAGTGACGGCACGAATACGGCAGTTGCAGCTCAGGCTACACAGAAACTTGGCGCAACAGGTTTATCTTCTGGCACAACCTACTGGCTACGGGTAGCGAGAGATAAAGCGGCTGGAACAGTCAAGTTCTACTACGCTGCCGACTCAACTAGCGTGCCAAGTGGCGGAAGCTGGACACAGATTGGCTCGACTATATCAGGCGTATCAACTACAGCAATATTTGACTCAACCTCGATTACGACGGTAGGCGGCGAAATTAGTGGTACGAACTCAAACCCTGGCAAGTATTATCGTATGCAAGTATGCTCAAACCTTGCAGATGATGGTTCAGCAATTCAGGCTGATATAGACTTTACCGCTAAGACATTTGGTGCAGACACATTTACTGAAAGCTCAAGCAACGCAGCTACGGTAACAATGGCAAATTCAAGTGTATACGGTGATGGTCGAATACAGATTAGCACGTCAGCTAGTGGTTCCGCGGCAATTCTAACTAAGCCATCGGGCGGCCCAATCACTACCACTTCAGACTACCTAGTTGTTAAAGATATGAGCGTAACTCAACCGCTATCATTTTTTGCTGGCGCTAATTCAGTTAATGTATCTGGTAATAGTGGTATCTACTTCACTAACTCAACCTACAAACACGTTCAGAGTGGTGCTGCTGCCTCGGTAAGTGGAACAACTATCACTGCTACCTATCCAACCGCAACCACATCAGGTAACTTGCTAATTGCTTACTTCACATCATCAAACTCACAGGGTACATATACGCCACCAGCAGGGTGGACTTTGGCAAAATCATCAAGCGTTAACGTACTGGTATACATCTACTACAAGATTGCAGATGGTACGGAAACTAGCGTGGCGTTTAGCCAGACCACAAGCAGAACATTGAACGTAACTTTAGTAGAATACACAGGTTTTAGCGGAACACCTACACTAGACGTTACTGATAGCAATGGTGCTGCCGGTGCTGCTACAACTTTATCAACAACTGCAACTACTGGCCCGACCAACACGGCACAGCCAGCGTTAGCACTGGCATTCCTTGCAAACGCATCAACACTTAACACCACAACAGGCTTGACTAACAGCTTTGTAGAGGACAGAACACTACAAACCGCTTCTAGTGTTCAAAAAGGTGCTGTTAAAGAACTAACTACAACCGCAGCCGTTGATACTACGTTTTCTTGGACAACATCAAGGTCGGGTACAGCAGTGGCTTTGGTGGTGTTTATAAACACTAACTCATTCATACCTCAAACGGTGTTCTTCTCATGAACCCGATCGAAGTCAGATGCAAAGGGTGTAATAGATGGTTGGCTACAGCAACTGTAATGGTCGCGGCTATCAAATGCCCTAGATGTAAAATGGTTTACGAATATAAAGTATTTAATAATTTACAAGTTACATCATCGTATGATATGATAATAAACAGAGTCCCAGAGACCACTCCGCAACAAGCGGACACATCTGTTAAAAGATGATGTGGTTTTAAGGGTCTTTTTTAATAGGAGAAAATAATGCACATAAAATCAGACGGTTATATCGAAAAAGCAAGCAAGCTTTCTGAGGGCGAAGTTGAGTTTGTTGTCTCAACTAATGCTTGGGACTCACATGGCGAAAGAATAGACGTTAATGGTATTGATCTAAAAGACTATAAGAAGAACCCTGTTGTTTTATGGGGACACGATGGGTTTAATCTTCCAATAGCTAAGACTACTAAGATCTGGAAAGAATCCGGCAAGCTAATGGCTCGTGCTAAGTTCTACATGAAAGATGCGTTTGCACAGAAAGTTTATAACTACATTGTCGATGGTTATTTAAACGCTGTATCAATCGGTGGAATGGTTGAGGAGTGGGCGCAAGACGGTCTTACGATCGCCAAGCTCAATATGAAAGAGTTTAGCGTTGTATCCATCCCGGCCAATCAGGAAGCTCTAGTAGCATCTAAAAGCCTCGACGGAGACCAGAAAGCTGAACTTAGGGCATTAGGTAACGCATACGCTCGAAAGATGCTAGACGAGAACACCGGCATCACAGAGATCCAGAAAGATATAGCTAGATTAGAGACACTCGTAACCACTTTAAAGGAAGTAGCTGGCAACAGTGAACCCCATGAAGAAAAGGTAAGCGAAAATAATAACAGACGAGTTGTTTTGCGCCAGGCGCAAGCGGTCGATCAACAAGTCGAAACCGTCATTAGACGGATTAAACTCAAAGGAGAAATTAAATGAGTGAAGAGAAAAATGTCGTTGAAATCGACAGCGATGTAGTTGATACTATCGCAAAACAAGTTCAAGAATCTATGGAGAAGTCAATGCCTAAACAAGCTACTGCTGAAGAAATTGCTGAAGCTATTGTTGCAAAGACTGAAAGTGTTGATAAGAAAAAAATCCATGACGACAGTAAAGTTGTAGACAAAGCTGCTAAAAGCGGATTTGACTCACTTTCTAAAGAGCAGAGATTTGCTCGTGGTCTATTAGCGTTCAAAAACAACGATGCACAAGGCATTGCTGAATATAACGGTT